GGCTGATGTTTCTCGCGCCTGCGCTGGCTATGGTCCCGCCAAGGCGTTGAGCTGTAGCGATACCGTACTTTTGAGCTTCTACGTCCCCCGCCATGATGTCACGACCGGCCTTTAGTCGGGCGATATTGGCCTGGGTAGTCTCGTTCCTAGCGAGAAGGTCGTAGTACTGCTTTGTGGCCTGCCCGCCAGAGTAAGCGCCGTAGGCTGAGATACCGCCACCGACAGCGGTGGCGATTAACGCCGTCGCAGTGATTGGATCAGCCATCACGCCTCCTAATCTCGAACTTAGAGAAGCCTCTCTCGGGAGCACCGATCTCCGCCCCCAACCAGCGCAGCCACTTCCTTGCGGCAGTATTTCCGACTGCGACATGGCCGACGATCATGTCATAGCGTTTCAGCGCGTCCTCGATCACGAGCTGACTATGCCGGACAAAGAGGAATTTGTGCTTTTCAACGAGCTCGGTCGTCAAAAGCCAGAGGTATACACGATTAGAGATAGCAGTGGGCGGAGCCAAACCGTACACACAGGCTACCTTGTCATCGTGCATACCAAGCCAAACTTCTTCGGAAGATCGCAGCCAGCGCCTAAAGATCTTCTCAGCATCCGGCATGTCAGCCACTGGAGAGCGAGCGATGATTTCTCGAACATTACAATCCTTGGAAGGGACTATTGCTATCATTGTGGCCTCGCACTTGGAGTGTCCCCAACAACAACCTCCGGCATGATCCCCAAAATCGTCGCCGGATAGGGTAGGTTTTGCTGAACACAGAGCTGACCAATCTCCTGCCAGACTTGATCCAGGATCTGTCGGCCGTCGCCTGTGAAGAGGTCGGTGACGAGGGCTGGGCCGTTGGATTGAGTTGGAATAGCTCCGATCTGGAAGTCTTTCATCGTTACGGCGTTTGCGAACGTGGTCCCAGCCTGTAAGCCAAGTGTGTCAGTAACGCGCATTGTCAGCGCCGGAACCTTCTTACGTTTGGCCTGTACCGTAGGCTCGCCCAGGTCGAGTGGAAGGGTCTGGAGCTGCGGGGTAAAGGGAAGGCCCAAAGTGACCTTGCTCGCTGGCTGGGAGAGCGTAACAGCTCCGGTCGCAGATACCACGGTAGAGGGGACAACCGCACCATCTGCTACGCCAGTCACTGTCTGTCCGATGAGCTGCGTCAATCCGCCAATCGCGGTCACGGGTGTCCATATTGAGTATCCTTTTCCATCTGGAGAGGGTTGGCCGGTGTAGAGGTTCACCGATTCCGGGACGTTCTTAACGGTCGCGGTTACGACCGAGGAGGAGGTGAAGACGGTGATGGTATAGATAGCACCACCAGTGCGTACGACCCAGGCGTTGGTTGCCATTGTGGAGGTGAAGGGAGAGTTGATGACGTCGGTTAGGGTGACTGAGTTGCCGATCGCCCGAGCGTCGCCTGTGATGACTAGTGCGCCTGCTGGAAAGGAGAAGGCGGGGGCGGTCTGTAGGCCACAGTCAACACTCCAGGAGTCCTCGTAACCATAAGGAAAGAACCGATCGGCAAAGCGTTCGATGTACTTGACGGTATTTGGTCCGATCTGTCGCTGGGCGACGAGGTAGACTGCATCAACAGTAGTTCCATTAGAGGTCTCGAGGACGGAGGTGACGGAAGTGAACTGACCAGAGGTGTCGTGGTGTGCCCAGCCCTGGAGTTCTTGGTCTTTGACGAAGGCCAAAGACAGTAGAACACCATCGTTGCGCACTGCCCAAACAGTTTTGAAGGGTTCTTCTGACCAAGCCCACTGAGTGAGGAAGAAGTTGAAGAAGAGATGATTGGAGAGGACGGAGATATCAGTGCCAGTGAAGACGTTCATGTAGAAGTTATAGACGAGATGGCGGACATAGCTTCCCTTTCTCGTCCCGTAGAGAATGTCCATGTTGATCTTCAATGGCATCAGGTCGTTCGCACCATTAAAGGCTTGGGACTGAGCGGTGATGTTGGCTGGGGTGATTGGGTCTGCGGTCGACAGCCCACCACCACCATTAAGCAACCAAGCCGCTTTGCCGGTTAGGGCGATCAATCCAGTCGGCACTTGCGTTAGGGAGCGAATGTCATTCAACTCGGAGGAAATTATCTGCGTCGTGATCCCATCGTCAGCCTCGGTTGGGAATGAGACGTTGAAATTGAAAAAGCTTCCCGGCTGCGACATATTAACGGATTGAAGGGACTTAGGCTGCGAAGCAAGGACCAAGCGTTGCTGAATAAAACCAGGAACAGCTGGGTTGCCAGCAGTCGCTGTACCAAGAACCGCGGTCGCAACAGCTGCGCCAGCTGAGAAAGTAACACTCGGCACGCTAGTGTAGCCAGCGCCAGGTTGGATTGGGTTGACTGCGGTCACGCCCCAAGTGAAGTTGAATTTGAAGTTAACGCCGAATTGACGGAACCCAGTCGCAGAGCAGCCACTTGGATTAATTGGATTGCTAGGGGTACTGACGCCGACTCCAGTGGTAGAGCCAGGACTGTTGATAGTCGCAGAATTGACTGTATAGGCATCAAGACCAAAGGCACTTCCAGTGAAAGTGACACTAGTCACTTTCAGCACCACCCCATTAGCGAAACTCATTAGGGAGTTCAGTGGGGAAGGCGAACCAGCATGTACAAGTATGTCACCACCTCCATCATGACTAGCAATCGTCGCCACAGTCACGCCTAGAGACGCTGCCGCAGTGGCTTGGTAGCCGCCAGCTGGCGGGGCAGTGACAGTCACACCAGGGACAGTGGTATAGGTGCCCGCAGTTGTGACAACGTAGTTCTGGACGCTTGCGCCTTGAAAAGGGTTTTGTCCAATAGGAGGGGTTAGAGAGAAGTCTGGAGCGATGCTTGGGGTTGAGTCGACGAAAGAGGTGGCGGTGACGTTAGAGATGAAGCCGACAGGGATTGGGTTGGCAAAGGGCGTGTTGAAAACCGGCGAGGCTTTGTAGACGTTGTAGCTTGCTGCGCCTGGCACTCCAGCCCAAGACAGGATGTTGTCCCCTGGGTTTGTCTGGTCGGTTATGATTTTGTAATTGCTCAGAGTCGCTGGTGTCGGCGCAAGGCTTTCTTGGCCATTGGAGTCGACAGCGGTGACGGTATAGGCGTAATCCCAACCATTGGGGTTGGCGGCGAGGGTAGTTGTAAGAGAACTGATAACTGGCGTGGCGATAGTCGCGCCAAAGTTGGCGCCAACGATGGACCAATCGGCGGCGGAGTTGATGGTTAAGATCTGGACTGGATAGCTTTGGTGGCAGATGATTAGCTGAGTGACGTTCTGAACGAACTTCAATCCAGTATTCCCAGTGATCGGATTCGGAAAGAGATCGGTGGCGGCATAGGGAGAGGCAAGGGTATAGACCCTCTGTGCAGTTCCGCCGCTAACATAAGCCCCAAAGAGAGTAGTATCGATAGCGTTGCCGTTAAGATCAGTGAGAGTGTAAGTGTTCGCTGTGACATTCTGCACGATGAAGTAGTTGTTGTTCAGCTGGACCATACCCACAATGCCAGTAATAAAAATCCAATCACCGTTAGAATAACCATGAGCAGTATCGGTGATGACGCCCGGATTCGCATTTGTTGCCGCAGATATGGTGGTAGGAGGTTCAAGGATTGGTGCTCCATTGGAGAAAAAGCGGATGTAGAAGTTGCCGAACTCTAGTACGAAGGAGAGGTTGGAGGTGGGTTGGAAAGGGATTAGGCGGACTGGAAAGGCGGATTGAAAGGCTTGATTGATGAACCTCGTCCCTGGTCGAGTGGACGCGCCACCGCCTGCGTAGTCGACGTAGAAATTGCGAAGCAGGGCTGCACCTGCCTTGTACTTCTGAATGTCGACCCGAGAGCGGAGCTTCGGCGCCCACTCGCCAGAGGCGAAGGAGGTTTGGATCGCAGGCTGGGCCATTACTCAGTGGCTTCTTGTTGCGCCACCATGCCGGTCACGACAAGGCTGTCGCCTGGGATGGCGTTCATGGCGGCCTCGATGACTTGGATGCCATCTTCGAGAGACAGGCCCACGAGGTTCACCCGGCCGCGAACGCTGTAGGTGATATCCTCTGGCGCCTTAGGCGCGTTTTGCGCTTTCCCCAACGCAGCCTTCAACTCATCGACACTTGTGCCAGTAACGCTGGTGCTCTTGGTGCCAGTTCCAGCTGGCCCTTGGGCCTTGAGGTGCATCGACGCAGTTCCCATTGAATAAGAGGGAATCGCGTCGATCACGGTCGCGCAGAACGTCAGGGCTTGGGTATTGGTGAGGTTCTCCAGTACGATCGGTCCTTGCAGTGTATAGGTTTTAGGCATTTCACTTCTCCTTATCAGTTAGCATTGAAGAGTTCGTGCAGCGACATTCTTGCAATCCGCGTGTTTTCGATCTTGTCTAAGAACGGTACAAGATCAGCGCGCTGCCAAGCCAGCAGCAACGGTCGATCTTCGCGGAGTAAAACCCAAATCATTTCCGTCACCTATGAATGAGTGTGCCAGACAGTCCGCCGCCTGGGGCACGGTGGATGACTAGCGTGTGCCCATGACAGCGATGCCGAGCTGGATCGCAGGGGACCTGGTAGTTGGCGAGATAATCAATCGCGCCCAACACATCGGCCTGATAGGCCGGGTCGGTGTCGGCATAGAGATGCCGGGACAGGCGTTCGGTCTGCGACAACCGCCGAGCACCACTCCATTGCTGACAACCTAATCCGAGAGTTGCCCAGCACGGGGCGTAGGTGTTTTGGGCGTATCCGACGTTTTGAGAAAGGTTTGGACTACCGCCGCACCAAATGCTGGGTTGCATTCCAAGAACCTCGTTAATGTTGCGTCGTCCAGCAAATGCAGTGCCAATAAGAGTTGCCGCATTTGCTCCACAGCTATATCCATAGACTGCGACTCTAGTGCCATGCGGAGTTGCCGCGATTTCGTCAGCCACTCGTTGTGTTTCATAATAGTTGAATACCCTTACCGAGGTGACGTTGGGAATGTGCCGCGCCTGCTCGGCGATCTGATCCACACCTTCCGACCAGACAGCAAAGCCAGCACCACGAAACCCCCAAACCTTGGTCCCGGCGTTAGCTTGCGTCGCGGTTAACGCGAGCAAAATCGCCATGCATCTTAGTAACGTAAGCATTGTAAGCGTCCTGCGCTTCTTCTGCTAAGTCATTGATTAATATGGCGAATAAAACGACCCCCAGTCAAAGCTCATATTCGGCGTATATTCAAAATTGGGCCCTCCGAAGTTTCCCCTAGTCCGCATCCAATCGGGCGTGACGTCATTGACGGTGAGGTTCTCGTTGCCGTCGGCGATGCGCGCTTCTGCGATGATGCGGTTGGCGGCGGTCAGTGCCTGGTTGGCGAGCGCTTTATCGCCGGACAGTTGGAAGACTAGACGCGCAGCTAGGATGGCGACCCATGCGTCTTGGAACCATTCGTCCATGACATTGGGGTCGGTTACTCGTGTGTTGTAACAAAGGATCGCACTTTCTTGATTAGAGAGAATAACGCGCTGCGCGCCTTGGGCACCGAAGGTGAGGTTAAAGGTGGCACCGGTTCCTGAGCCGGAGGTGTTTTGTTGGCCGACTCCGGTGGGGTTTTGGGTAGAGAAGTAGGAGCCGCCGACGACTGTGCCAGTTGGTTCATCAAAGATTTGATTAACGACGCTGACGGACGTGACTGCACCGCCGCCTCCTATTCCTGCCACGGTTAAGATTGCTGGAGCCCCGACGGGCATGGTGTAAGACACGAACGGCGCTCCACCACTAGGGAATGAACCTTGGGTAAAAGTGAATGAAGGCTGCGCCAGCGTTATCGTGTCGCCGACCACATAGCCAACACCACCGGTAGCAACAGCAGCAGCAGTAACAGGGAAGAATTGGTCACTTGCCACCTCGTACTTTAATGCCGGACCCGACCAGCCAATCGGTGAAAAGCCAGTTACAGTCCCAAGAGGGTAGATCGGCGTACCACCTGCAAGAGAGGTGTACTGCGGAATAATAAATCGAGGTCGAACGCAGTCGTTCGGATATTGGTACTCGTAGCTCCACTGAGGCGGCGGGATGCCGGAGACCCAGAATGGTGAGGCGGCGGCGGAATTCTCCGGCGTTCCTGGTTGGCTCGTGATGTACACGAGATTCGCATACTTCCTAGTACAATTCCACGGTGCCATCCGGTTAAGCTCGTCGCGCAATTTGAACATGATCAAGTTCGCCTGGACTGCTTCGTTAGAAGTCAGCCCAGCGAACTCTGATGTAGACATATTGGTGCGTGAGCCGAAGAACTGTAGGGCTCGATTAGCGATGTCGAGGTTGACGGTCATTCAATGCCTCCACACAAGCTTCATGGACGAAGTAGAACGGAGTATGCAGCACAATCTCGTACGCGCGTTGAACTTTGCCATTCACTCTCTGAAAGACAAGGACCTCGCCGATGGGCACGCCATCCGAGTTGTGGGTAAACTCACCACAGAGCCAGCACGGGTTCATCTCCCCCTCCTGTTCACCCCCATTCCTTTATTACGTCCGCCGATACCAGGACTACCCGACTCTCCGCAACCCACGGAAGAGAGATTTTGCGTCCCACGCTCAAATACCTCGCCTCCAAGACCGGGGCCCCGGTTTCCAATGGAGGTTGGACCTGTGGGTGGGTGGTAGTTGCGAACGTCTCCTGCGGAGGTACAACCTCCGGACTTGGCTCTGGCGGCTTGCTTCTTTCTGGCATCTGGTCCGTA